GACAAGGCTGTTGAGCTTGAGCAGAAAGCTTATAAAGAAGCAAAGCCTACATCTTTAGGCACTAAGTTTGCTAAGGGTGGTATGCCTGTTAAGGGTAGCCGTACAGCCACTAACAAAGCTACAAAAATGACGAAAGCTAAGATACCTGCTGTTGCCATCATGATTGGTGTTGCTAAGCCTAAAGCTAAGATGGCTAAAGGTGGTATGGCTAAGGGTAAGTGCTAAGATGGCCTTAGTCACTAAGAAGGTTTGCCCTGCTGCTACACAAAGCATTGAGGTGAATTTAAAGAACAGGAACATAGCTTTTGCTGAGTATGGCTATGGGCCTCCTGATCCTTCTGCTAAGAATACAGAATTCTGGAAATTGAAAGTGGAGATGTACAAGGCTCCTCTTTCAGAGATAAAGAATATGAAGTGTGGTAATTGTGCTGCCTTTATTCAAACTCCCAGAATGATGGAATGTATTATTAGTGGTCTTGAGAAGGATGAAGGAAAGAATGAGCTTTCCTTTGATGAGCAGTTTGTAGCTGCTGCTGATTTAGGATATTGTGACTTGTTTCAGTTTACATGTGCTGCTGCTAGAACATGTGATGCTTGGAAATCTGGTGGGCCTATAACAAAGGATTGATAATGGTAACAAAACTGTCTCCCAAACAAACTGCTAAGGTTGGTAAAGTTATGCGTGAGTTTAAAGACAAAGGCTTGCACAGTGGTAAAGGTGGCAAGGTGGTAAAGAATCCAAAGCAAGCCATTGCCATTGCCTTGTCTGAAGCTTCTAAGATGAAGAAGAAATAATCTGTGTCAATAACTAGCTATCCAGCCCTTGTTAAACTAGCCTCCACTGGCAATACTGTTTCCTTTGGTGGAACCAATGTAGATGCCTTTGGTAGGCTTAGGGTGTCTAATCCGTTTACATTGTTTGATAGCCAAAACAGATACGAATCAGATCCGCAATTTGATACTTCTACAGCTACAGGCGGTACATTAACACATTTATCAAATGAAAGCACATGTAGTTTAGCAGTTACGACAACAAGTGGTTCTTCTGTTATTAGACAAACACGTAGAGTATTTCCTTATCAGCCCGGTAAAGGTTTGTTAATCATGGCAACCTTTGTCATGAATGCTGGCAAGACCAACCTAAGACAACGTGTTGGATATTTTAATACGTCAGATGGAGTGTTCTTAGAACAGGATGGAACAACCCTTTCTTTTGTTCTAAGATCTAATTCTATTCCTACTCCCGGAACGCCTAGCGACACTAGAAAAGTAACACAGGCCAATTGGAATGTGGATAAACTTGATGGTACAGGGCCAAGCGGCATCACTCTTGATGTCACCAAGACACAAATATTGTGGATGGATTTTGAATGGTTGGGCGTAGGTCAAGTTAGATGTGGTTTTTTTCAAGATGGACAATTTATTGTTTGTCATAAATTTGATAATGAGAATGTGCAAACGGCTGTTTATATGACTACAGCCATATTGCCATTGAGATATGAAATAACAAACACAGGAACAACTGCTTCTACTTCCACAATGAAACAGATATGTTCCACTGTAATATCAGAGGGTGGTTATGAAGCCATCACTGCTGATTTAGTAGCAAGACGTACATCAGTATTATCTAGTATTAGCACCACCTTTCTTCCTCTTGTTTCTATAAGACTTAATTCTAGTAGACTTGGTGCTGTTGTTCTTCCTAATAGAATAGCTGTCTTGCCAACTACTAATCAGAACTATGAAGTGGCTTTAATTAAAAACACAACCTTAACAGGTGCTTCTTATGTCACTGGTTCTTTTAACAATGTAGACTATGATGTTACAGCCACAGCATTAACTGGTGGAACCATTGTTCAAACTGACTATGTAACATCTTCAACACAAGGGAGATCAACGCTGGCTGCGCCAACTGGTTATAATTTTGATTTACAACTTGGTGTTTCTTTAGCTAGTGTAAGTGATGTATACACAGTGGCTATACGAACTGTTTCTGGAGCCACCACTGGTGACGCTTTTGGTTCTATTTCTTTCTACGACTTAACATGAACGGTGCAGCTACAAAAAATAGAACAATAGGTGCTGTGCTTACTACAAGCAACGCAGATCTTTACACTGTTCCTACTAGATATATCAGCAATGTTAGTAGCATCATTGTTAGCAATGCATCTGCTTCTAAAACCACCTTCTCTTTAGATTGGTACGACACTGTTACTAGTACATGGTATACATTAGCTGAAGTTACAGAAATGACTGGCAACAGCATTCTTCAACTGACTAATGGATTTCAACTTCAGGCTGGAGATAAATTCAGAGGACTAGCTAGTGCTGCTGATTCCATCACTGTATCTATTAGAGTGGAAGAATCTTACTCTGTAGTGACTTAGGAGAAGTAAATGTTTCTAATAGAATTTATGCTTTGTTTTCCTATGCAACAATGTATCCCTGTAGTGGATAAACCAAGAACAAAGCATGAGACTATAGAAGCATGTCTGCAACTGGCCTATTATAAATCTCTAGAACTTGAGATGATGAATAAGCAACTAAGCCCAGAAGTACAGTTTAGATGTGTTAAAGAAGAAGAAGAAACAGAAACACATAAGAATATCTAAGGAAATAAAATGGCTAAAGAACTAACAGAACAACATAAGAAGTTTCTTGAAGTGTTATTCACTGAAGCTGGTGGAGACATCACCACTGCCAAAAACTTAGCTGGCTTCTCTAGAGGCTACAGCACAAGGCTTTTAACAAACTATCTCAAAGAAGAAATCATTGAAGCCACACAACTATACATTGCTATGAATGCTCCTAGAGCAGCTATGGCTATGGTGGGTGGTATCAACATGCCCACAGAACTTGGCATTAAAGATAAGCTTAGTGCTGCCAAAGATCTGTTAGACAGGGCTGGCTTTGTTAAGACAGACAAAGTGCAAGTGGAGTCTAGTGGTGGTGTTATGATATTACCTGCTAAGGAAAAGCAGGTAGATGAGTGATAGAGGAATAGGCAAGTGGATATTGCCACAGCCTTACATTAAAAAGAAAAAATATATAGACATTCCAAAGCTTGGGCGTACAGTGCCTTTTGGTTACAAGTTGAGTGAAGAAGAAGATGGGTGGCTTACACCAATACCTTCACAACTTGAAGCGTTGGAGAAAGCTAAGAAGTATTTAAAGCAATATAGTTTATCTAAAGTTGCTGCTTGGCTTTCAACAACTACTGGTAGAGAAATAGGCCCATCCTCTTTGGAAGCTAGAATAAAAAATGAACAGTCCCAAAAAAGAAGATCTACAACATATCGTCTCATCGCCAACAGGTACAAAGAAGCCCTTGAGAAAGCGGAGAAGTACGAAAGAAGAGTTGGCTGCACAGAAGACAGCTACTTTGCAACAGAACACTACAGAGAAATTAGAGACAGTTTCTACAAAATCGAAAAGTGAAGAAGAATATCAGAACGTAGTTTTTAAACCTAATGCAGGGCCACAATCTGTATTCTTGGCTTCAGCAGAAAGGGAAGTGTTATATGGGGGTGCTGCTGGTGGTGGTAAAAGTTATGCCATGCTAGCAGATCCCCTTAGATATTTAGGGCATCCACAATTTTCAGGGCTATTGTTACGACACACCACTGAGGAACTTAGAGAACTTATTTGGAAAAGCCAAGAAATATATCCAAAGATATATCCAAATATTAAGTGGAGTGAAAGAAAGATGCAATGGCAAGCTCCTAGTGGAGCTAGATTGTGGATGTCTTATCTTGACAGAGATGAAGATGTATTGAGATATCAAGGCTTAGCCTTTAGTTGGATTGGTTTTGATGAGTTGACGCAGTGGCATACGCCGTTTGCTTGGAACTATATGCGTTCTCGCTTACGTACCCCTGCTTCAGACCTACCAATCTTTATGAGAGCAACAACGAATCCGGGTGGGCCGGGTCATGCATGGGTTAAGAAGATGTTTATTGACCCTTCTCCTGCTGGAAAAGCGTTTTGGGCAACAGATATTGAAACAGGAAAGACTCTTTCCTACCCAACAGGACACAGTAGAGAGGGGCAACCTCTGTTTAAGAGGCGGTTTATCCCTGCTATGTTGGCAGATAACCCCTATTTAGCAGAGGGTGGTGACTATGAGACTATGCTTTTGTCCTTACCAGAGCACCAACGCAAGCAATTGCTTGAAGGTAACTGGGATGTAGCAGAAGGAGCAGCGTTTCCTGAGTTTAATCGTACTGTTCATGTGGTAAATAGCTTTGATATACCAAAGAATTGGACAAAATTCAGGGCTTGTGACTACGGATATGGTAGTTTTAGTGCTGTTGTGTGGTTTGCTGTGACCCCAAGTGAGCAACTAGTGATATACAGAGAGCTTTATGTCAGCAAAGTGCTGGCAAAAGACCTAGCCCATATGATATTAAGGGCTGAAGAGCACGATGGTGGCATTAGATATGGGGTATTAGACAGTAGTTGCTGGCATAAGAGGGGGGATACAGGCCCTTCACTAGCAGAACAGATGATTATGGAAGGCTGTCGTTGGAGACCAGCGGACAGAAGTGCTGGTAGTAGGGTGTCAGGTAAGAATGAGCTACATAGAAGACTACAACTTGACCCATTTACAGAACAACCAAGAATGGTTATAACAAGCAACTGTACGAATGTAATTGCTCAGCTTCCAATCATCCAATTGGACAAGAAGAAGCCAGAGGACGTAGATACAAAAGGTGAAGATCACCTTTATGATGCTATTAGGTACGGCGTTATGAGTAGACCACGTAGCAGTGTGTTTGATTATAATCCATTATCAAGAAACAAAACTATTAATATTTCTGATAAAATTTTTGGTTACTAATATGATTAAAGTATGTTTTAAATGTAAAGATAAAAAGCCTATTGAAATGTTCCATAAACATGCTGGGATGAAAAGCGGCTATTTAAACAAGTGTTCTCTTTGTGTTATGAAAGACGTTAAGGAATGGAGAAATAAAAATCCAGAAGCAAGAAAAAAAGAATATATAAAAAGCAAACCAAAATTAGGAATTACTAAAACAAGACAAGAATATATTTTAGATATTAAAAGTAAAGCTAAAGGAAGAAAAACAATTCTTCATCAGTATAGTGCAAAAAGAAGAATGCAAACAAACAAATTATTTATGACAGAATTTGATGAGTTTGTACAAAAAGAAGCTAATGATCTCTGCGTTAGTAGAGAAAAAACAACAGGAATAAAATGGCATGTAGATCACATTATTCCACTAAACCATAAAAAAGTTTGTGGTTTACATAATGGATATAATCTTCAAGTTGTTCCCGGTTTGTGGAATATAAAAAAAGGAAATAGGAACATGCAAACATATTTCAATATTAAGGAACAACATGGCACAGAATAAACCAATGCTTGGTGATAAAACCATAGCTTTAGAAGACGTAAAGAATAAAGATGAAGAGGGCTTCTCTGGCGATAGTTTGATTTCTTATATTCAAGAAAGATATACCAGATCAGAAGAAAGCAGACGGGCAGATGAAAGCCGTTGGCTACGTGCTTATAGAAACTACAGAGGCATTTATGGCCCTGATGTTCAATTCACAGAAACAGAAAAGTCCCGTGTCTTTATTAAAGTTACAAAGACAAAAACTCTAGCTGCCTATAGCCAAATTGCAGAGGTGCTGTTCTCTAACAATAAGTTCCCTCTTAGTGTAGATCCAACAGTGTTACCAGATGGTGTGTTGGCTGATGTTCATTCAGATCCTAAAGAGATGGCTGCTGGTGGTGCTCCCACTATGCCCACTGAAATTCCTTTTGGTGAAAACAGTGCAAACATTCCTAAAGGTTTTGACTTAGATACATTAGAACAAATGTTGGGGTCTATGAAAGACGATCTCAAAGACTTGCCTAATTTAAAAGCAGGGCCGGGTGTCACTCCTTCTTCTATGACTTTTAGTCCTGCCACTGTAGCAGCTAAGAAGATGGAGAAGAAGATACATGACCAGCTTGATGAGACTGGTGCTTCTAAGCATCTGCGATCAACAGCGTTTGAGATGGCGTTGTTTGGTACAGGCGTTATGAAAGGCCCATTTGCTGTTAACAAAGAATATGCAAACTGGGATGAAGCTGGTGCATACAAGCCATTAATTAAAACTGTACCTGAAGCTTCTCACGTTTCCTTGTGGAACTTCTATTGGGATCCTGATGCCACTAACACTGATGAATGTCAGTATGTTATTGAGCGTCACAAGATGAGTCGTACTCAGCTTAGAGCTTTAAAGAAGCGTCCTTACTTCAGAGAAAATGTAATTGATCAAATCATTGCTGAGGGTGAAGGATATGTTAAAAAATATTGGGAAGATGATCTAAGAGACTACACTCCTAACTTTGGTGTTGAACGCTTTGAAGTGTTGGAGTATTGGGGTAATGTAGACATTGACCTCCTTGAAGAGAATGATATTACCGTTCCAGAAGATATGATGGATGCTGGCGAGTTGCAAGCAAACATTTGGTTCTGTAATGGAAAGATTTTGAGACTTGTTCTCAATCCGTTTAAGCCAGCAAAGATACCCTATTATGCTGTGCCATATGAACTAAACCCCTACTCTCTAGCAGGTGTAGGTGTCGCCGAAAACATGGACGACACCCAAACCCTAATGAATGGTTTCATGCGTATGGCAGTGGATAATGCGGTTCTTTCTGGCAACCTTGTATTTGAAGTTGATGAAACCAATCTTGTTCCGGGTCAAGACTTATCTGTCTACCCCGGCAAAGTGTTTAGAAGACAAGGTGGAGCACCGGGTCAAGCTTTGTTTGGAACAAAATTTCCTAATGTCTCACAAGAAAATCTACAACTGTTTGACAAAGCTAGACAACTTGCTGATGAGTCTACAGGACTTCCTGCTTTTTCATACGGACAGACAGGTGTTTCTGGTGTAGGACGTACAGCTAGTGGCATTAGTATGTTAATGAATGCTGCAAGTGGTAGCATTAAAACTGTCATTAAAAACTTAGATGATTATTTACTTGGCCCTATTGGTCAAGCTTTCTTCAACTTCAATATGCAATTTGATTTTGATCCAGAAATCAAAGGTGATTTAGAAGTTAGTGCAAAAGGCACAGAGAGCTTGATGGCTAATGAAGTGAGAAGCCAACGCTTGATGCAATTCTTACAGATTGCAAGCCAACCTTCTCTTATGCCCTTTGCTAAATTCCCCTACATCATTAGAGAAATTGCAAAGAGCATGGACTTAGATCCAGACAAGGTGACTAACAATATGGATGAAGCTATGCGGCAAGCAACCTTGATGCAACAGAATTCTCCCACTCCTCCACCAGAGGCAGCAGGACAGCCTCCACAGGGCGTTGCAGGGCCTCCCGGAGTTGCTGATATGACAGGTGGTGGTGGTGGTAATATCGGTGTAGGAACCCCTCCAGCACCACAAGAACAAGGATTTAGTGGCAATGTCCAAGCCCCACCTATCTAAACTTAAGACGTTTGTAAATACAAACAATCAATGGGAAGCTTTTGTAGAAATGCTTGATCATGAGATTGACTCTTGCCATAAGAAGCTAGAACAATCAAAAGATATACAAGACATCTATCAGGCACAAGGAGCCATTGCTGCTCTGCGCCGTTTTAAATATTTAAAGGATGAAGTAAATGTACAATAATCAAACACAGCGGTTGTTAGCAGAGGGTGGCATGCCTGATCAAGGTGGGACAGTTGATCCTGTTAGTGGTAATGAAGTGCCTCCCGGTGCTATGCAGAATGAAGTGAGAGATGACATTGATGCTAAGCTCAGTGAGGGTGAGTTTGTTTTTCCTGCTGATGTTGTGCGCTATGTGGGCCTAGAGAGACTCATGCAAATCCGTGACCTAGCTAAAGAAGGCTTGCGTAAGATGGATGAGATTGGTCAGATGGGTAATGCTGATCAAGTTGAAAATCCAGAGGCTCTTCATGGCGATGAGTTTTCTAAAACCATTGATACTATTATGGCAGAGATTCCTAAAGAAGAAGATTCTTCTGAAACTGAAATGGCTATGGGTGGGGCAGTTGCAAATGGTACACCTGTAGAACAAGTGCCTATGCAAGCACCTCTTCCCGCTGGTGCTATGGATGACCAACAGTTTATGAAGAACCTTTCCCCTTATTTTTCTTCTCCAGACACAACCCCTAAGATGGCTAAAGGTGGTTTAATGGCTAAGAAAAAAATGTGATATAATTAACAAATCGTAACCAGAGGTGGGCTGGTCGATATTTATAAACCCACCATTATTGGCTACCTATCTCCCCGCATATGGCGGCAACAGCTAGCCCCAACTTATAGAGGTATTTATGACTGACGTTGTTCTGGAACAGAAACAAGAAGTAAAAGTTTATTCTCCTTTTGGCAAACGTAATGCCAATAATGAAAAGATTGAACAAGAAGAAGCAGAGCTTAAAGAACTGCAAGAAGCAAATAAAGGTGAGAAGAAACAAGAGGAAGATGATTCCAATTTATCTTCAGAGGAAAAAACATTTAAGAAGCGTTATGGTGATCTGCGTAGACATTCTCAGCAGCAACAAACACAGCTTCAAACACAAATTGATGAGCTTAAGACTCAGCTTCAAAAGAGCACAACTAATCAAATCAAGCTTCCCAAAACTGAGGAAGAACTTGCTGCTTGGTCTGAACAATATCCAGACGTAGCTAAGATTGTTGAATCCATTGCTATGAAGAAAGCTAAAGAGCAATCTGAATCAATTGAGAAACGTCTTCGTTCTTTAGATGAAAGAGAACTTGAGACAGCTAGAGACAAAGCTGAAGGCGAACTTTTGCGTTTACATCCAGACTTTGACAAGATTCGGGATACTGATGACTTCCATGATTGGGTAGAAGAACAACCAAAATGGGTACAACAAGCTTTGTATGAAAACGACACAGACGCAAAAGCTGCTGCTAGAGCCATTGATCTGTACAAAGTAGACAAGAATATTGCAAAAAGTAAAACTAAAGAATCTAATAAGGACGCTGCACAAAGCGTAGGCGCTAGAGGAAGTAGGTCATCTCCTGCTGATGTGGATACAGACGGTGTTGTTTATGAGTCTGTAGTTAACCAAATGAACTCACATCAGTATGAGGCTAACCAAGAAGCAATTGCTAAAGCCATTAAGTCTGGTAAATTTGTGTACGATATCAGCGGAAACGCTAGATAATAGTTGACAAATAAAAAAGTAATGCTATAACTTTAAACACGGCTACTTAGGTAGCCAGTTTCCTTAAGCCGTTATTCGCTATAACCACCTTAAGTAAACACTCAATATGTAACGCAAAGCAAGTAAACTGTCAGAATCACCTGTAAGTTTATTAGCCTGTAGATAGAGATAGCGGCGGTTGTCTCCACTACACACCTAATAATATCAGCCTCTGTAGTTGTGTGAGCGTATTTAATTATATGCCCTATCAATATCTTAGGAGGATACATCATGGCATTTCCAAAGGCAACAGGCTATAACAATTTACCCAATGGTAATTTTAGCCCAGTCATTTATTCCAAGCAAGTTCAGCTTGCTTTCCGCAAATCATCTACAGTCGAAGCTATTACTAATAGCGACTATTTTGGCGAAATCGCCAACATGGGCGACTCTGTTAAAATCATCAAAGAGCCTGAAGTTTCTGTTCAGAACTATGCCCGTGGTACACAAATCACTGCACAAGACCTGAATGACGAAGACTTCACTTTGGTTGTTGATCAGGCTAACTACTATGCCTTCAAGATTGACGATATCGAAGCTGCTCATTCCCACGTAAACTTTATGCAGATGGCATCTGATCGTGCAGCTTATCGCTTGCGTGACCAGTATGACCAAGATGTGTTGGGTTACTTGTCTGGTTACCAGCAATCTGCTAAGCATACAAATGCTGGCACTGCTCGTACCACTTTCCCCGGTACTAAAGCATTGTCGGAAGCCGGTTCTAACGAACTGTTGTCCACTATGCAATTGAGCCGCCCTAACTTTGGCAACTTGACATCTGGCGGTTCTGCTGGTGATTCCATTCCTTTGGCTCCTCGCTATCCCGGTCAGACTGGCGCATCAACAACCCTCGTATCCCCACTGGCAGTGATTGCTCGTATGGGTCGTTTGTTGGATCAACAATTCGTTGATTCACAAGGTCGTTGGTTGGTGGTTGATCCTGTGTTCGTTGAGTTGTTGAAAGACGAAGACAGTCGCCTTTTGAATGGTGACTTTGGTGGTTCTGGTTTGCAAAACGGTTTGATCTTGAATAACCTCCACGGCTTCAGCATCTACGTTTCTAACAACCTGCCTAAAATTGGTACAGGCCCCGGTACAACTGGTGCTACTGCACAATCCTCTAACTTTGGTGTGATTGTTGCTGGTCATGGTTCTGCTGTTGCAACTGCACAGCAAATCACCAAAACAGAAACCTATCGTGATCCAGATAGCTTTGCTGACATCGTGCGTGGTATGCACCTTTATGGTCGTAAGATTTTGCGCCCCGAAGGTATTGTCACTGCTAAATATAACGCCGCTTAAGGAGAACATAAATGGCAACTATTACCACTCTCTCTAACTCTGTTGGCGCAGGTACACAACCCAGTCGTGCTATTCGCAATATGCCCTATATGGTTGAAAACACCATTAACTGGGCATCTGCTGTAACAGCAAAAGGTTCTGCCCTTGCTGCTGCTGATGTGATTGAAGCTCTTCAGATTCCTGCACAATCTATTGTGTTGGCTGCTGGCTTTGAAGTTATCACTGCTGCAACAGGTAGCTGTACAGTTAGCTTAGGTGTGACTGGTGTCACTGCTGCTGCTTATGTTTCAGCTTTTGCTGTAACTAGCTCAGCAACCGCTGGTACTTATGCAACCCCCGCTACTGCTGGTTATCCCATTGTTACAGGTGCTGCCGATACATTGGACTTGTTGCTGGTTACTGAGACTACAACCCTCAGCGCTGGTTCTATCCGTGTATTTGCTTTGATTGTAGATGCATCAGACCGTGTTGGCCCTGCTTCTGTAGATCGTGAACAGTTGGCTTAATAGCTAACTTAACCAAGGGGCAGCTTCCATAAGAGGTTGCCCCTTTTTTTGTTTGTACATTATGTTATAATAATGGTTCAGTGTGAAAGATAATAATGGCATATAATTTTCTTGATCTTGTAAATGAAGTTAATAGAAGGCTTAATGAAGTTGAGCTTACTTCTTCTAACTTTACTTCAGCCACTGGATTTTATGCTCATAATAAAGACGCTGTTAATGCCGCAATTAGAGACATCAATCATGTTCATTATGAGTGGCCTTTTAATCATGAAGTAAAAGAACAAGCACTAACTGCTGGTACTATCAGATATGCTTTTCCAACAGATGCAAATACAATTGATTTTGATTCTTTTCGTATTAAAGAAAATACTGGTTTTGGAACCGAAACTCAAAAGCTCACTTTAATTTCTTATGAAGATTATTTAAATGGGTTTATTGATCAAGAATATACAGCACAAACTAATAAAAGAAAAATACCAGAGTATGTGTTTCATGCCCCCAGCTTAGAATACGGTGTTGTGAATGCACCAGACCAAGCATATACTTTAGTGTATGAATACTATCAAGTACCTGCTGACTTAGCCACTTACTCAGATGTACCAACAGTACCTGAAAGATTTAGACATGTCATTATTGACGGTGCTATGTTGTATGCTTACTTATTTAGAAGTAACGAACAAGCAGCAACTTTAGCTAAGAGTAAGTTTGATGAAGGCGTTAAGCGTATGCGTACTATGTTAGTTAATAGGTATGTCAATATGCGTTCTGGAATGATTACACCAACCAAAGCTACAGCTTTTGGTGATAGGGTTAGGTAATGGCTGACGCTTGGCAAACATACGCTTTTGAGTTTAAGGGTGGATTAATTTCTAATCTGTCTCCTTTACAGCATGGTATTAATGCTCCCGGCAGTGCTCGCTTATTAAAAAACTTTGAACCTTCTGTTGATGGTGGATATAAAAGAATAGAGGGTTTTGCTAAGTATGATAGTGCAACAGTGCCTCCTTATGGTTTTCCTAAAGTACATGGTAGTGGTCAATCAGGCACAACATTAATCATTGGTAATATCTTTGTAACTCCAGAAGTGAATGATACATTTACTATAGCAGGAGTTACTGGTACTTACTCCGTTAACAGTCTTACTTATGACAGTGCTACTAAAAGAGCAACTCTTAGTTTAAATACATCTTTAGCTAGCAGCCCTGCTGATTTAGCAGCAATTACTTTTGCAGCACACACAGGACTTATTAAAGGCGTAGCTGCTTGGGAAAGCAGTGTAATAGCTTTAAGAAACAATTCTTTATATAAATCCACTGGTAGTGGCTGGACAAAAATAAATGTACCTTCTTACGGTACAGTATTAGTTAATGGCGCTGGTCAAACTGGAAGTAGTCTTGTCATAGATGGTTTAACAGACAATCCAAAAGTAGGTGATACATTTACTATCAGCGGTGTGGAGAAAGTATACACAGTGCTTACTACAGCAACTGTTACATCAGGAGGAGCCACTCTTTCTATCAGCCCTTCTTTAGCTAGCAGTCCTGCTGATAATGCTGCTGTAACTTGGTTAACTGCTAATTATAGTGATAGTGAAAAACTACGCACTTCTAAATATAGAATAAGTACCACTAGTAAAATAGTTGGTGTTGATGGAGTAAACTATCCTTTCATTTATGATGGTACTACATACACAGTATTAGATGCTACGACAGACTTACTTGGGGTTTCTTTTGTAGCTTTTCATAAGAATCATTTAGTATTTGCAAAAGGAGATAAGATTATCTTCTCTTCTCCTTACACCGATACAGATTTTAATCCAGCTAATGGCTCAGGTATTATTTCTATTGGGGGAGTAATAACAGGTATTATTGTGTTTCGTGAAGCACTTATTGTTTTCACAGAAGAAAGTATAAGTCAAATTGTTGGTAACACATCTGCTGATTTTGTTTTACAATCTATTACAAGAAATGTTGGTTGTGTAGCTAGTGACACTATACAAGAAATAGGTGGCGATATTATGTTCTTAGGCCCGGAAGGTTTAAGACTATTAGGAGCCACAGACAGAACTGGTGACTTTAACTTAGGCGTTGTTTCAAAAGTAATACAACAAGAAGCAACTGATTTAATTTTTTCTAGTTCTTCTTTTTCTAGTGTTGTTATAAAACAAAAATCTCAGTATAGAATATTTGGATATAATAGTTCAATCACACCAGCCAGTGCTAAAGGTATTTTAGGTACACAAATGACTGCTGATAATACGGCTAGTATTGCATGGGCAGAAACATCTGGTATTAAAGCGTATGTAGCAGATGGTGATTATAAAAATCAAACTGAAACATTAGTGTTTGCTCATGAAGATGGATATGTTTATCGATTGGAAAGCGGAAGCAGCTTTGATGGCTCTAATATTGTAGCCAGCTTTGCCACCCCCTATGTTCCAATTAATGATCCCAGAGTTAGAAAGACTTTTTATAAGCTTTTCTTGTACACAGATCCTTTGGGAAGCGTTACAACATCAGTGAATTTAAAGCTAGACTTTGATGATAGGGGAAGTATTCAACCAGAGACAATTACCCTTTCTAATAATACAGGAAGTGTTGGTTTTTATGGTACAAGTACAGCAAAATATGGTACAACTGTGTATGGAGACAGGCTTAAAAGATTGTTTCAAACGCAAGTAGTGGGGTCTGCTTTTTCTGTATCTCTTCAATTTGTTTCAAACGGTACAGATCCTGCCTTCTCGTTGGATGCTGCTACATTAGAATACTCCACGCATGATAGAAGATAAGGAAATATTATGACTGGTTATGTTCGTGCTGATGGGCCTAATAATATTGCTGATGGTAATATTATTAATGCTGCTGATTTGGATGGAGAATTCGATGCTGTTGTAGCAGCGTTTAATGCGTCCACTGGACACAAACATGACGGCACTGCTGCTGAAGGAGCACCCATTACTAAAGTGGGGCCAACACAAGATGTAGTTATTGGTAGTGGTAACATCACACCTAAGATAACTAATACTGTTGATGTCGGTTCTGTTTCTCTTAAATTTAAAGATGTTTATTTAACTGGTACAGTTAATTCTACTTCACTAACAGCTTCTCAGGCTGTGTTTACTGATGCTTCTAAAGGTCTAGTAAGCAATACAATTACAGGCACTGGTAATGTTGTAATGTCAACTAGTCCAACACTAGTAACACCAGTGTTAGGCACTCCCACTTCTGTAACTCTTACCAATGCCACTGGTCTTCCTGTTTCAACAGGCATCAGTGGTTTAGGTACAGGCGTTGCCACCTTCTTGGCTACTCCCTCCTCTTCAAATTTAGCTGCTGCTCTAACAGATGAAACAGGCACTGGTGCTTTATTGTTTGCTAACGGAGCTTTAGGTACACCCTCTTCAGCCACACTAACTAATGCTACAGGACTTCCTGTAGCAACAGGCATTAGTGGTTTGGGTACTAGTGTAGCTACAGCTTTAGCTGTTAATGTAGGCTCTGCTGGTGCATTTGTAGTTAATGGTGGAGCTTTGGGAACACCAAGTTCTGCCACCCTTACCAACGCTACAGGACTTCCTGTTTCTACAGGTATTAGCGGTTTTGGTACAGGAATAGCTACATTCTTAGCCACTCCTTCTTCTACTAACTTGCTTGCTGCTATAACAGATGAAACAGGCACTGGCTCTTTAGTGTTTGCCACTAGCCCAACATTAGTGTCTCCTATATTGGGAACACCAACATCAGCTACATTAACTAACGCAACAGGACTCCCAATCTCCACTGGTGTCAGTGGCTTAGGCACAGGCGTTGCCACAGCCTTAGCTGTAAACACAGGCTCTGCTGGCGCTTTTGTGGTCAATGGCGGGGCTTTGGGGACACCTTCAAGCGGCACGGTGACCAACTTAACTGGTACTGCATCGATCAACATTAATGGTACGGTGGGTGCTACAACAGCAACTACTGGTGCATTCACTTCAGTTACCGCAACATCAGTTACAAATAGTGGTCTGACAAATACAAGGGTAACTTTTGCAGGCGCATCTGGCCTGTTGTCGGACTCAGCCAATTTGACTTGGAGCGGTACAGCTTTGAATGTCACTGGCACTGTTGCCGTAACAGGTGCATTGACTGCCACTGCAAATTCAACCTTCTCCTCAACTGGTGCGTTGACCATCAGCAAGGGAACTACTGGTGAGCGTCCTACAGCCGTTTCTGGGATGTTGAGGTTCAACACTACGACCACTGAATTTGAGGGCTACAACGGCACTGCATGGGCTTCTGTGGGTGGTGCGGCACTGAGCAACGACACCAGCACAGCAACCAACGTCTATCCCTTGTTTGCAAACGCTACAACGGGAACAGCTTCAACCCTGTTCACAGGCAACGCCAAGCTGTTGTACAAACCAAGCACTGGAGAGTTTCAAGCGTCAGTACCTGTTGCATTGAATGGTATTGTGGTGAATAGCTTGACTGTGGCGACGAGCTACACGATTGCGGCTGGATTTTCAGGCGCATCAGCAGGGCCAATCACACTAGCTTCGGGTGTTGTAGTCACAGTCGCTGGCGGCTCACGCTGGGTGATTTCTTAAAGGATAAGACATGAGCATCGTATTACTTGGAGCAACAAGCGGAAGCGTAACGCTACAGGAGCCAGCCGTTGCTGGGACTACCGTTATTGACTTGCCTGCCACATCAGGCACGATGGCGGTGACTTCTGGATCGCCTTCATTTACCAACATTACCGCAACAGGAAACCTTACTGTCAACGGCAATACCACGTTGGGAGATGCAAGCACAGATACTATCCTGATGACTGGTGCGCCTAGTATTGGTGGCGCTGGTTTGGGTATGGGTATGGGCTTTCGTAACCGCATCATCAATGGTGCGATGGTGATAAATCAACGTGGAGCAGTTGATACGCCAATTACATTTAACGATGCAGTTTTTACTGGTGATAGATTTGGTTCTGCTTGTTCACAATCTAGCAAAGCAACTTCTACGCAAAGTTCAACAGCACCTGCTGGATTTTCTTACTCAGCTTTAATAACCTCATCATCTGCTTATACATTGTTAGCTGGTGATTTTTTTAACCTATATCAAAATATTGAAGGATTCAATACTTCCGATTTAGCTTGGGGTACAGCATCTGCGGCTACTGTAACTTTGTCTTTTTGGGTTCGTAGTTCTCTGACAGGAACTTTTGGTGGGTCGATTAGTAATAATGGACTTAGCCGTAGCTATCCTTTTACCTACACAATTAGTTCTGCCAATACTTGGGAGCAGAAAAGTATCACTATAGCTGGTGATACCACTGGAACTTGGGTGGGTGCTACTAATGGTATTGGTATGCGAGTTTATTTTGGACTTGGTGTTGGCTCAACATATAGCGGAACAGCAGGTGCATGGGCGGCAACACGCTATCAATCAGCCACAGGAGCTACATCAGTAGTCGGAACAAACGGCGCTACTTTCTACATCACAGGCGTACAGCTAGAAAAAGGCTCAACAGCAACGAGCTTTGATTACAGACCTGTTGGGACTGAGTTGGCGCTTTGTCAGAGGTATTATGAAATTGGAACTGCTTATGGTGAAGGCTACCAAACAGTTAATGCTCCTATTGGTATAGGTTCAAAATTTTCTGTAACAAAGAGAGCCGTTCCTACAACAACATATCCAACTTTTACAAATGGAACTAACGCTAGGGTTGGTGGAGATAGAGCAATTTATGTTGATAGTTATGCAAGATATTGCTTAGCTAATGCAACTGGCGCTTTGTATGCTTACGAAACCTTTACAGCTTCTGCGGAGTTATAAATGTATAAACAAATCAAAACTTATGAGGGGAATATTGCTAACAGCATGATTCAAAGAATTGTGGATAAAGCAACTATTCCCTTTGACCCTGCCAACACAGACTACCAAGCCTACCTAGCTTGGCTCGAACAGGGAAACCAACCACTTCCCGCAGATGAAGGAACACAACAATGACCACAACAGTTGACGCAAACAACTCCAGCGGGTTTAAAGTAACTGCTGACACATCGGCAATTTTGCAACTACAGACCAATGGCACTGCGGCGGTTACTATTTCAACAGGTCAAGTTGTCACGTTTGCACAAGCCCCTGTACTTCCTGCCGCATCTATTCCTCAAGCCGCACTTGCCGCTGGTGTGGCTGGTAATGGCCCTTCGTTCTTTGCATACTCTGCCGCCGCACAAGCATTGACTGGTGGTGTTTACACAAAGATAACATTTGACACAGAAGTTTGGGATACCAATAATAATTTTGCTTCAAGTAGGTTTACTCCAACAGTAGCTGGCTACTACCAAATAACGGCAACGTGTCAAGCCGCTGGAACTGCAACTGTTGGCCCATTCATAGCAAAAAATGGTTCTGTAGTTGTATATGGCTCTAGTATCCCATCATTAAGTTATGCAATTGCCAATATGTCAGCGCTTGTTTACTGTAATGGGTCTACCGATTACATTGAGTTTTTTTGTTATTTTTCTGCAACTTTAAACACAAGCCCCGGAGCGGGAACTGTTAATTTTCAAGGTGCAATGGTAAGGAGCGCATGATGACACTTTACGACAAAATCAAATCAATCTATCCTGAACTGCAAGACGTAGACTTTATGACCACAATCCGCTTGCAAAACGATAGCGATGGAAAAGGCGACTACATAGCCAAATTGGAACACCCAACACTTGCTAAACCTACAGAGGAGCAATTAGCATGAGTCTTATTTTGTCTGGCACGGACGGCTGGTCCGATGTCGATGG